TCACGGTGTAACCATCGGTCTGTGGCTGGTCTGGGGCTGTCCCCTGTGTGCCGATCAGGTCAGCGTCTCCGTTATCAGAGCCGACGATGCGCCCGTTCCATGATGTGACCGCGCCAGCACTTAGGGACTGTGGGTCGAAGAAGTAGTAACCGTAGCCGTCCTTGAAATCGAAAACCGTGTTGCGGTTGTTGATGTAGTCGCGGACCTGTGTCGCTTGGTCATCGGTGATGGACGCAGGAAAGAGCGCGAGGTATTCGAGGTCGATTGAGGTGTTGTTGTTGCCATCTGTATAAGATGCGATGTTAAACTCTTCTGCGCTCAGGTCGCTAGATATAGTTGTGGGTCCTTCGTCTTCGTTAGCGTTATTAACCTTGCTAATCTGTGAGCCGTTTTGGAACCGAGATTCCAGTAGCATATCCCAACTAGCGTCATCGAAAATGCCCGAGTGGATAATTGTATCGGAGCCGCCATTGTATCGTGAAATTAAGTTTGTTGTCGTTCCAGTGCGAGCGATAAAAAAGCCTCCAGGATCAGTATCGTTAGCTCCTGTGGAGTTAAGTCCGATTAGTCTAGCACTATCCTCACCACCATCCCCAAGCACGCTAAAGGCAGCGAACATGTAACCATCAGTAATCGTCTGGCCAAACACGCCGTCCATGAAGTCGTCCACACCATCGAACCGTAGAACAGGCTTCTTGATAGTCGTCGCTGGATCGTTGCCGGATTGATTGATGGTTACCACCTGCCCAGTCTCGCACTCAAATTTATTAGCTCCGTGAGGGACGTTGGTGGCCGTGAAGTCTATGTTAGTGTTAGACCCTTCGGTGACGCTAAAGATTGCGCCTTTAAATGTTCGACCCGAAATATCGCTGGTTTCTCCAATTTCTGAATCAGTTTGTAAAATTGCTGCGCTCGTTGTAAAAGAAGCCACTTGTGTCCCATCAAGATAAACTGTGACAGCGGTTCCCACTCTTGTAAGGCGAGCGGTATGGCGTTGTCCAAGAATAATTGACCCACCTGTGGTTGTTGTCGCTCCATCCCAAAAAACGCGCAACTCCAAACCTGGTGTAATGTTCAAAAGAAATCTTCCTGCACTCGACGCTTCGTATTGCGAGAACAATTCGGCGAATGGGCTTTTTGATTCTTTTATTATGAAATCAATCCTTAAATCAAAGTCGCTTGTCGCTGGTAACACAGCGCTATTAACCTTTGCGTAGTTACCATTAACACCAGACACATAAAGATAACCATCACCATCAATCAACGGCAACGCTTTAGGCTGCGAGGTCGCCGTAGTCTGAGTAGCGTTTCCTCCCTGATTGCTGCCCGTAGATAAATTCTTAAAAACCGGGACGCTTTCCAGAAAAGTCGCGCTGTCTTCTGACGCCGAAAGCATCGACTGCCGGGCATCAAACAACAAGTAAGGGTTTAAATCTAACGGATTAAAACTTTTTACCCCATTTTTGAAAATTCCGGCGCTAGAAAAAATTCCGGCACTAGAAAAAAGACCGGCTGCTGACTGCAATCCGGCTCTTCCTTCTCCAATGCCAGCTTTTGAGCTTTGGATTTTCACTTTTCAAGAACCATTTCCGTGTTCACAGCCGAAGGAGTCACTCTGATCTTGTCCCCGGCTGAATACGTCACAAGAAACTTTTCAGTTCCATCTGTCACTGGACTACCTTCGACGGCAATCCATGCTCCAGCGGCGGTTTTACGCTCAACAGTGAGGTCGCCGCTGGCTGCTGAGATGTAGTGAGTTCGCCCTCGCTCGATTGGGTATTCTACCGGGCTTGTACTTGCAAATGTTACAGTCATAATTTTAAAATCCTGCTTGTGTCAAAATAGATTTGGGTCATTAGATCGAAGTGATTACAAGGCTCCCATTAATGTCAACTGTCAGCCTGTATCTGCTCCCATAATCATCAGTCAGGATAAATCCTGTATTGCCGTTGCCGACTGCTTCAATATCACCGCTGACTTTGAAGGTTGATGAGTCTACGAGATTGGCAATTGCGGTTTCTTTCTGAGCAGTCGTAAGAGTGTCTGGTAGCGTTGAAACAAAGTCATCTCGAACAAAGTTTCTCGTATCAACTCCGCCAGAAAGAGTTCCGCTGGCGTCTTCATCTGCTGGAGTCGTTGCCCAATCGTAAGCGATGGAGTTCCCATCAACCCCGATTTGGTTTGCAGTTAGAGTCAAGGTTATTTCATCCGTTCCGATTCCCAAAACATCAGCCGTAACTTCCGAACTTGCGGCCAAGGTTCCTACCAATGTTAGCGAACCCAACCCAGTTCCATTGTTGATCGCATTAGCCACACCCATCACCCATGTTTGCCAAATAGTCGTCCCCGATGGATAACTTAAATAAGGTTCCGCAGGTGCCGATCCCGTGGAACCATCCCAAAGGTTAAGCGAAAAATCCCCCACTGAGACGCTTCCCGCCGTCACATCAACGGCAGCCCCTACCGAATTATCAAAAACCAAAGCCGCGCTCGCTGCGGTGCCAGGAACATCGCCAATAATAGCGGGGTTTAAATCTTCGTTCCCTCGGTAAACGTCATTTTCACAGATGGCCGAAAACGTTTTGATTGAGGTTGGCCCATCGTCACCCGTTGCTTGCCATGACACCTCTCCCATTAGAGTCACTGAGGCAGGGTCATTTGAGCTGTCGGAATCAATCGAGAATAGTGCGCTAAGCTCTTCCGTATTCAGGCTTGGAGAAGCGGTATAGTGAGGATCAGAGTCAGGATCTTCGACGGTTGAAGCTGTGAAAGTCTGCTCCAAAACAACAGGGTCATCATCGTATTTGCCCGACTCCTTAAGCGCAAAGGTAATCACCGTCGAAGCATCAAGCCTGGTTGGTGTCTGGTTTTGCAGAAACCGAACGGTAAGCGGCAACGCATCGCCCCGCTTAATCGTAAATGATCGAAGCTCTCTACGGTCAGTCAGAGACGTGACCAGCTTGAGAGTTTCAAGTTCGATAAAAAGTTCCATTGTCTATGAATTTGGGGTTTGTCAAAACTCCGAGAGCGGGGCTTTTGCTGACTCGTTTTTTAGCTCTTGGAGAAGGTCTACCATTTTCGCTTGGAGGTCTGTTTGTCTTTTCTGCAAGTCTAGTTCGCCATAGACGCCGCCACCGCCGCCGATTCTTTGCATTGAAGAAACAGCAGCAAGAGAAGATCTGCTCCTCGCTGAATCTAGCTGTGACCCGATGTCGTCAATATCAAGTTGCAAAACGCTGACTCTTTCCTGTTTTGCTGCAATCGCCGCTTTTTTTTCTTTCTCTCTATTTTCCTCGGCTGACTCAGCTTCCCTCCGCCTCATCACGATTTTCTCTGCGCTTTTCTCGTCTAATCGGATGCCGTTTTTCTCTGATAGTTTTTGCTCGGCCTCGATTTCTCCTCTTAACTTCTCTTGTTCAAGAAGCTTTTTGTCGCCCGTGATCCTGGCGTCTAAAATCTTGAGTGTCTTTGCGTATTCTTCGCGGACTTGCTTAATGGTGTTTAGCTTTTTCCGCTCTTCTTCGTTCGCGTTCTTTACTTTGTTAGCAAGCGTCTCCTCTTGCTTTAGTTTAAGCCGGAAAGCTGCATTTGAAATCTTGACCTCCTCTTCTGCGATCTTCTTTTGGAAGTCTTTTGAAAACAAAGATTTCTCTTCGTCGGAAGCGCCCACCATGTCTTTAGCCTCTACGGGTTCAAAGGCTTTCTTCATGCTGTCTTCTGCTCCGAATAACACCTCAAAAACTCTTCCTGCCTCAGCTCCAAACCCTGCCAATCCCTGAATTGCTGGCGTGAAATCGATTTCGTTAATTGTCGAAACCATGTCTTTCATGACAGGTAAGAACTCTTGCCCTAGTTTCGTCGCCAGGTTCTCAATATTGGCCGCGAGAATTTTCTTTTGCCCGGCGAGCCCGTCCGATGTCCTTGCGAAGTCTCCTTGAGCATCCCCAGTTTGCTTTAGTATTACAGAGTATGCAGCAAGAGCCCTTGTCGCTGGTTTGAGTGATCCAGTTCCGTCATAGATGCCTTTTGCATATGCCTCCGCCTTGAGCGTTGCGTCATCAAGCAATACGCCATAGCGCCGGATTGGTTCAGACTCTCCCCGTAAAGCTGCCCCGATTGCAGTGATGGCGTCTTCCGTTGAGGTGTTATGAAACGATCCTAAATCAGCCGCAAGCCCCGCCATTTCTTGGGACATGTTAGAGACATCGGATTGCCCCATTCCCATGGTTTTGAAAAGGTTTCCGAATTGCCCCGCCGCTTCCATCGCTGCGACCTCAGATAAGCCAAGGCTGGCAACTGAGGATTTTGTGAATTTCCTTATCTCCTTGGATGCTCCGCCAAAAATAACCTCGCCCTTGGATATTTCTTCATTAAGGTCTGAGGCGGTGTTTACAGCATGGTTGAAAATCTCTGGCAATTGAGCAGATGCCGCGATTAGACCGTCAAAAAGCTTGTGGCCTACTCTCTCTTTGAACCCCTTTGCAATTGACGCAGCAATTCCCTTTGTCTTTTTCTCAAAAGACTTAAGCTCTTTAGACGCCTTGCTTGTGTCTGCGCCAACTGAAACTTTTACGCCTGCCATACCATTATTTCAAAGTCAACTTTCTATGTCCAATTTCCCCAGCTCTCTGTCTACTGCCCAGTCAGTATACCCGCCGTTCTTGGGAGTCATTCCACTAGACCAGCAACCGCAAGCAGACAAAGCAAATGCTTGTATCATCGGGAGATCATGGATGACATAATCAATTTCCCATTTATACTCACGACATATCCCCGCAACGCTTCCTAGGAACCAACCGAAAGGGTTTTTTTTTGAGCAGATGGAGAGTCTTTGGATTCCATCGGGACAATCGTTTTTAATGCCCCGAAATAATGACCAATCAGAATGCTGGCAGCGTTCTCGATTTCAGAAAATGGGATTGAGTCCAGAAACTCAAAAAAGGAGTCTTCAAGCGTATCTTCCCTGACCATTGCCGCAAGTTCTCGGGACGGCCTGGTGAAGGTGAAAAGAGCCATGCCTATGTCTTGAGCAGTCCAACCTTCGATTCTCCCATCACCTAGCGGGTGGTCTATACTTGATAAGAAAAGAGTATGCCCAAAGTTGATTTCCTTCAATGGTAGTCCCGCTACCTTTTGCCCTCTAGGGATGAACGCATCCAAGACTTCAATCGGAGTCTTCCCCTCGGTATTCTCGATAGCCTTGGCAAGCTGGCTAAGGTCAGCCATGGCTTAGGCGGTCGTGAGACTTGGGTAATGCGTCACCGTGAAGGAGACCGTGGTGGTATTGGTCCCTTGGTGGGAGATGCTGGCGCTTTCAACGTAGCCCTCGCCCGAGGTGAGAGCCACTCCGTCAATGTCTGCGGCAAAGGTAACTTCGGTTCCTTTGGCTGGCAAAGTCGGGCTTGCTGCCGTCACGAGGGAGGAAAAGGTAATAGTGTTTTTCGCGCCGTGATCGACACGAGAAACGATGTCGCCGTCTTCGTCTGTGATCTCTGCGACATTGCCGTCTGTTGAGATTTCAAAGTCCTGAACGATACCCGCGACGAGAGAGTCAGCCACGGTCTTGCCTGCTGCTGGAATCCCCCAAGTAACTTGGGTTCCTACGATTGAAACTGCCATACCTCTAAAAAGTTGTCAAAATTACGCAGGGTCCGGTGCTGCAATGAGTCGGTAAGTCTGAAAGTGCGTCCATTTCGTTTCCTCCCTGCCAGCCTCAATCGTTTGCGGGTGCCATGCCGAGGTGAGGAATCCTCCAGCGTCGAGATAGGTCTTCACAGCGTCAAAGTCGGCTAGCTCATCAAAGAGTTCCGCTGCGTCCGTTTCCGCCGTTTCTATCGTCGTGTCATCGGAATCATGGAAGACAGCAATAATTACGTTGAAGTCCCAGACAATAGCCTGATTCAAACCCATGTCTTCGGAGGTTCCGATTCTGACCACCGCGCAAGGGGGAGTGATGTCGCCGTCATCTTCTTCTCCCAGAATTACGATGTCTCCGGCGTATTGGGTTTGAAGGTAACTTTGAATCCTCCTAATTAAATCACTCCTAATCATAATCTTGATTTCATTCGTCTGTTGATTTTATCGGCCTTGCGTTTCAGCATCGCCTCGAGTGCTTTTTCCAATCCCGCCGCCCGTCGATAAACCGCCCTTTGAATCCTCCCTTCGATATTTCTGGGAAAGTAATCCATCCGGTTTGCAACTACGATGGATAGACCATGTTCTGTCTCCCTAAAAACAACGTCCCCAGGTTTGTCTCCATGTCTGGTTATCCAAGCAGGCATTGCCCTCTTTGCCGTCTTTAGCCGCTTTCCAGCCCTAAGCCAGCCAGCATTAAGAATGCCTACCCGCTTGACCTGCATCCTCATAAACTCGCTTCTAATCGCCGCCCGAGTCATTGCCATGTTTTGCCCTGTCGATCCGGTCTTGATTCTTCCTGTTGCCTTTGAACGAGCTCTGGCGTGATACCTCTGCAAGTCGGCTACAGATTCGGCATAGTTGGGGATTTTCTTTGCTCCTCTTCCGGTTCCCCACTTGTAACCGCTTTCAATCATACCCTTGACCTTCTCTGGCTTCAGTCTGGTCGTGGGAAACAAGCTCGCAATGTCGGCCTTTATTGTCGCCTCTCCTAGTTTCTTGGCACTCGTGGCAATCCCGCCACGGTCAGTTAAGTTTTGGCCCTTCCACTTTCCTGGAGGAGTCATCGCTATAAGATGGCCGACGATGATTCCAGATTGTTGTTCAACCACCTCATTGAGTCCCTTCTTCGACTCTTTCGCGAATTGCGACATCAGGAGGTTTAAGCGGGTGGTGTTTACTTCTGCCGTGATCATTAGCTTAAAGAGTCGTATGGCGTCCACTCAGGGAACCCGTTAGCGTTACAAGTTAATGCGTATCCTTCCCCGTTCACATTAGCTTGCGCTGGTCTTGGTAAAGTTACCCAGTCTGTTCCGTCATGGTAAAGGATGTCACCTGCATAGCCTTCAGGTAGCCCCTTGCATCCTGCGGTGATTACTGGGACGGGGTTTGTATTTGTGATCAGTCCGTCTGACCAAGACAGCAGCTCAACGTCATCTTCCTCTTCATCACATTGGCGCCATACAAGAGTTCCAGACTTGTTATTCCCCTCAATTGTAATTGTTCCTTCACCATCGTCATTGACCTCAATCTGAGGATCTTCAAATTTTTCCGAAAGACATGAGAACTTTATAGCGTCATTGGTGGCGTCGATCTCATCGCCCACGGCATCAACAATGACTTTCCCATATTCAGGAATATGCCCTCCGCCCGTAGGGACGTATTGCTCCAAGGTTCGGAAGTCATAACGCTCGGCCGATCTATCCCAGAACTTATGAATGTATCGGGCTCCTCCCACATTCCGGCCAGTCCACAATCTCTCATGCTCGATGTCGCTTTGCTGGTATACCGTCACTACTGGCGCTCCCTCATCAATCTCAAATTTGAAGAGCTTCACATAGTAAGAGCCAGGTGCGCCAGCACCTTCACCGCTGGGCGGGTCGTGGTGGTCGCTATCCTGCTCAGCCCCTACTGTGATTTCTGGAGTGTTTGTTAGGTAGCCAGTCTCAGAAGTGTCGTAATGGACAGATACAAAATCTCCATCGGTGAGAGTGATTTCCTCCCGTGGTCTTGTGGACATCGGGACGGCGTTGATATTGACCTCGTGGAATACAACCCCATCATTCCCCTGTAGCGTGTCTCTCTCGATAACCCATCCCTCTTGTAGCTCGGCAGCGTATTGAGGCGGGTCACTCTCTGGAACTGCGCGTAGTGAACGTATGGAAAACGGGGGAGGCTGAGACTGTTTGATTTCTCGTCGCGACTTTGACGCAACAATGACGCCACTTCCCGAGCTGTCGTCAACCGTGATTCCCTGCCCCGCAATGATGCCTCTTCCCTTTAGGTAGTCGCCCAGCATCCTCCACTTGTGAGGAGTCGGAGAGCCTTGAAAAATCGTTTCCAGATCCATGTCTTAGTAGATATCGTCATCCCACCCGTTGCGGCCTGATAGCTTCCACACGGTAGTGACTTGGTAAATGTTCCCTCTCCTAAGATAAGACTCTGACCATGCCAGCCAGTCCCTCCCCGAAACGCTTGGATTGTCTCCACCTGGAAAGTCGATTGTTCCGACATCCCGAATGCCAGTTGGCCTAGTCGTTTGAAACTTGGTCTCTCTCCACTCAGCGCCGGGGGCAAGGTAGGAATCAACGCCAGCCTTTGAGCTTGCGGAGCCAGTATAGGCGAACTCTTTCCAGATGGCATTGGTTTTGCCCGATTTGTAGCCCGTGTCAGGATCGACGAAAACCGAACCATTCAACGGCGCCGCAGGAGTTCCCGCAAACTCGACAAAATCAGGGTGGACTTGGATTGGCTCCTGTCCTAGCGAAGTCGTAAGCTCGTATGTTGGATCGGGAAGAGAGAGCAAGAACCCCTCGAAAGAGTAATTTACCGACCACCAGCCAGGCTTGGAACGTTGGCCGCTTCTCCGTGTTAATGCCATCGAGGAAAAGCGAGGATGAGGCGCAAACTCAGGTAACATTTGGTCTGGAAACTTGCTATCTGGAATCTCAACAGAGAGTTCGATTGTATCTACTCCAAAGCGGTCAGTTTCAAACCGTTCCGAGATTTGGTTAATCACCTCATTTAAACCCTTGGAACTTGCTGGCATTAAAAATTGCTATTTTGTCAAAAGTTCGATAAGGAATTCTTATGTCAGAAACCTACTACTGGGAGAACGGCGAAAGGGTTCCTGTTTACGATCCACGGGAGGAGGTAGAAACTGAGCCTAATATACTTGAATCGCCTCAGTTGGTCGTAATGCGGCGATTGCTTGGCATCCTCAAATCGTCTCCTCACCCAGGTCTAACAATAGACTGTCTATGTCTTATCTCTGGCGTCTGTTATGACGGGCTCTCAATGGCGGACATTGCCAGAAAAAACAAAGTGAGTAGAGCTACTGTGTCTCATCGTTGCGTTGAACTAGGGGCAACCTTTGGGATAGACCACACTCTTGCCATGCGAAGCAGGAAAGCTCGCGAGAACTGTCACAAAGCAAGAATCAAGAAAATCATTGAGATCATACCATGACTGCAAACATTGAAACCACAGATAAACCTGGCATTGTCGGAATGAACTTCCAGCCAGAACTACCATTTGAAGAGTGGGAAGCTATCGGCCAACGATTCGGAGAGGCTACCAAACGATTCTCTTGGGCTCTTGGCGATTGGCTCGTCTACGGCGCCAAGAATTACAAAGGGAGAGTGTCTGCGGAGCTTTACGAACAAGCTGAGAAAACGACAGGAATCGACCGCGCCTCACTTGTCTCCCTTGCCACTGTTTGCCGGCGAATTCCGATTGAGAAGCGACTGGAGAACCTGAGCTTTGAACACCACCAAGCAGTTGCCACCATCGCCAACGAAGACAGGCGCGAAAGCTGGCTTGAGTTCTTGAGGGAATCCAACCAGTTCCCATCTAAGAAGTTCCTTAAACTCTCCATCTCTTGCGCAGAGGATGAACCTCGCCTAATCACCAAGGAGGAGTATGAAGGACGAAAGCGCAAGTTTGGGAGTGATAACTACGTCCCGCACCTAACCCGGCTGTTGACCGTTTTGAGGAAGACTCTCCCCGCCATGAGCGATTACGAGAAAACTGCTCTTAGGGCAGATGTGAAGGAGTTGCAAGTGATTTTGAACAACCTTTAACGCCTAGCGGGGCGGCAAGTAATCTCACCGACTAAAGCACCAGGTTGAAATCCCAAGCGGGAAACCTTGAACGATCTTGCCCTAAACGTCACAGAATTCCCAAGGGCAGGAATCGTCGTCAGGTCAGAAAGCAAGAACTTCACTTGTAAGTCTCCCTCGTCGGCAAATCCGCCTTCCATCAAATCTCTCCCAAACTGAGACTCTGACACGATGGCTGAAATCTCCTCGCCGCCAATCGTGATTAGAACTCCGTAGTCGTCACGGTGTTCTTCAAAGGCTGCGGCGAGGCTGCCTGCAATTTCACTTTGCATTCTTCTTTGAGGCTTTCTTGGCTGACTTCTTAGCGGCTGGCTTTGGCTCTTCCTTGGCCTTCTTAGGCTCGACGTAAAGCTTCGCTCTGCCACTGGTTAGCAATTCAGCCGCTACGCCGTTGTCCACGTCCTTGAGGACTTCTCCGGCTTCGACGGGCTTTCCCTTAACGAAACAACCACCAGTAATGATAATGTTCTTCATGTTATCGCTTTTAAGTCAAAAAAGAGAGCCAGAGGAATAAACCCCTGACTCTCTTGGATCATGACTACCAATCAAGAATCATTAAGCGCCGAGTGCGTCGAGCATTGCCGAGAACGACTTAGGACGGCGAACACCACCGTCATAGTATGTGTTGGCAACCAGAGTGTGCAAACCGCTCTTCGCGTTGGTGGAATCGCGGAGAAGCTCAAGGTTGAGTCCTCCCCAGTATCCGACAACGTAGTCAGCGAAGTTTCCGAAGAATACTGCTGAGCAAACGCCAGTTGAGCTTCCCTTGTCGAGTGTCCGGCTAACTGCGTTGGTGAACGCTGCCTTGTAACCGTTGATGACATCGGGGGTGTTGTCGGCAATGATGAAGTTGCCCTCAACACCCGAAACTTGCTTAGAAGTCTGCTTGAGCTTGGCCCGAATCTGCCCGTTGGTGACGTAGCACAGAGAACCCATCATCGCGTTTTGCGCGTCAACGGCTTCCTCCAAGGCGACCATGTCGGCGTAGTCAGGAGCAGCTCCGTTAGTGCCACCGACAACGCTTCCGATGCCGCTCGTTCCTGCGATGCCGTTGGCTTCGTTGGTTCCAGAACCGTGGAAGAATGCGGCCTCTTGAACTGCGAGCAACTGGCTTGTGAGGTGTCCCCGAATCATCGCCTCAATCGCACTGGACGATTGGTTAATGAGTTGATCGGAGATGTCCACAAAGGCCGGAAGTCGGTTAGGAGTAAGCGAGAGCTGAGCGGTCGAAGGGCTAACCTCATCGGCTGCGGCATTCTCGGCCTTACCTGCTGGCGCGGTGTCCTGTGCAAGACGTGGAATGTCGAGGTTTCCAGTGAGTCCGGTAAGAACGGTTGCTCCAAGCTGGCGCATAACGCTGGCGTTGAAGAAGTCGTCAAGCAATCCGGCTTTGTTGGTCGCTACAGTGTGACCACCTTCAGCGGCGGTCGTGGTCATGTCGCGCTTAACGTAGAATGCTGGGAGAGTCAGACCACGGGAAATCCCGAGTCCGGCTTCACCTGCTTCACGCTCGCCCTCTTGGATAAGCTCTCGCTCGATGCCGTCAAGTGGCTTGTTTTGAAGCTGGCTGCGAAGTGCTTTACCAAGGTCGAAACCGTCGAGATCGCGCTTCTCGGACTTGGAAAGGTTGTTTGCAGGAGAGTATTCCGCCTGGCTTTCAGCCATAACCCGGAGTGCTTCGGATTGAAAATCGGAAACAGAATCTCCACGCTCGATAGCCTTCTTGTGATCGACCACAATTCCGCGAGACTTCATGGTCTCGGACACGCTTTCGATAGCGGAAATCCGAGAACGCTCTTCGCTTTGAATTTTGGCACGTTCGGCTTTTTCGTCGAACTTCGGGGCCTCGTTGATAACCTCCACGCTGCGGGTAGCAGTTTCGGGAGCCGTCTTAGGTTTGGTGTCTTCTGACATCTTTTCTTTTTTTGAATTAGGTTTATCCGTGGGTTCTTCCATCGTTCTGCCAACCCCGACAGAATCGTCGGCAGGGATGCTCACCAAGCTGAGTTCGTAAGGCTCCCAGTCCGTAGCTGTGACGGCCTCCCGACCACCTTCAAGCTTGCTGGAATCCTCACCGTGAATCCGATACCCAACCGAAACCAATCGTCGAATACCATCTTTCACGTCTTGGAAAATCTCTTCGGCTCTTGCCGATTTTGAAAAGCGAACGATTGCGCGGCCTTTCTTGTCACCGTCAATCCATGCTCTCTCAACAACTCCAATTTGGTCGTTGCGGTCATGCTCCATTAGGAATGCTCCACCGTTGTTAATGCGGTCTAGGCGGACGTTCTCGGCCTCGTGTGCCAGCGTCTCGGTTCCATACCATCGCTCGACCACCGATTCGGAAGAGAACGCAATTTCAACAGTGCGCTTTTCCTCGTCGATGTTTCGGTTCGTGATCTCAACGGACCTGTGTGCCAGTTTATCAGCCGTCGTTTTCCTCTGGTTCATCATTTTTTGGGGCTTTGTCAATTTCTGCGGGTTTCTTTGGTTTGGCAGAAGTAGCGAAAATTTTATCGATCTCCTCTTGAGTCAGCAAAGGGAAGGCTGCTGCTGCAATAGCCTTGGCGGATTCAAGAGGGATGATGCCTTCTCCCACTTCACCAGCCAGTTTGATCAATGACGCAATTTGAGCCCCGTTCATCCCGGTGCTTTGGATTTCTCCTGCGGCAGCCGCTTCCTCGTTTGAGTCTTGAGTTTCTCCGCTATCTCCTTCAGTGAATGTTGATGCTGTCGCTGCATCTCCAGAACCTCCATCATCTGCGGTCAAACTAATTCCAAGTGATGCCGCCAAATCCTCATCCTCCTTGAATTTCGCCAAGACTTCATAAACGTCTCCCCCACCATCAGCGATGATGTCTCTCAATGGAGAAATGCGGTTATTCATAGCGATGACTGCCGCTTCCATATCCTTCTTAGGATCTACCCATGCCCAACGGCGCCCCCTGAACTCTGGAACGTTGAATTTCCAGATTTTGTCGAATGGCAAACCAAGGCGACCGCTTAAAAGTTCGATCTCCAGCCAAGCCGTGAATACACGTTCCAAAACGTGTTCGATCATAAACCGTTGGATTGCTTTCCAGACTTCGCGCTCTTCGATGAGTCCAGCGCGGATGCTGGAATAGTTCACTCCCTCCAGATCATTCGACAAAGAATTATAACTAATCCCAAGAGAAGTAGCAACTCCGCGCAAACAACTCTTAACAAAGTCTCCATAGCCGGAATTGGGGTGGTTAGAATCCCAAGATGTGAAGTCAACTCCAGCCGGAAGTTCCTCGATGGTTCCAGGCGCGGCATCAACGGGCAAGTTCCCGTCATCGTCAATCTCTCCAGTCCATCCCTCCGCAGTCTTCTTGGTAAAGAATCCCATCTTTGCCGCTCCAGTCCTTGCCGCGACAAGTTCGGCCTCGGCATAGCCATCGAGCATCTTGAGACGTGCCATTGACGAAACCAGCCAAGGGATTCCCCTGGTCTGGTCTGGCCTCTCCGTTCTAAACGGGTGAATGATTTCCTCTGCTGGGACTCTCACCCGCCGTTTAAAGTCGGCGTTGAAAAGAGTGTCGCCGGGATGATTGCCGAGCAGATAATAGGCAACGGGTTTCCGGTATTGATCGAACTCGACGCCAAAACGAATTTCGTTCCCGTTGTTAGCCCTCCCATTGTAGCTATCGTCAATTAGATCAGCCTCTAAAACTTGGAGTTTAAGACCCGAAGATTCCCGAATTAGGCGAATGACTACCTCTCCATCCCTCGCGATTGATCGCAAAACAAGCCTTTGAACGTCACCCCAAGAATGACGGCCTGAGATTTCACACGATCCAACCTTTCCCCATTGTTTCCAAGCGGTTTCAATCTTGGTATTGGCGAGTTCGTCAAGCTTCCCGCTTGCTTCCTTTGACCGGACTTGCAAAGAGATTCCCTTTTCTCCAAGTGTGTTATTCTCAAGACTCCGAAGGAATCCTTTCACCCATTCGTTATTGCGCTCCAAGTCTCTTGACCTGTTGCGCATGGTGGAAAGCTTGCCCTCTAGCTCTCCATCAGGAGAGAGAGAAGCCGTGATCCAATCCATCGTCAAACGACTGGAAGAGGTGGCCGAAAAACTCCTCTTCTCTGCTCTTTTTGGAGAAAACCTTGTTTTGAAAAATTGAATCATCGAAACTGAATTTTCAGCGTCTTCCGGTGGCTGTTTACAGCCGCTTGGAGCTGGGTAATCTGAGTCCTCCAATACTCGCGAGACTTCTCAAGCTCGTTAATGCTCGCGAGCGTGCGGGACTGGTCGCCAAAGCTGGTAGCCGATGCCGTTTTTTCGTAAAGAGTGGAAAGCGTGACGTCGATCTTGTCACGCATCGCGATTGCCGCGTCCAATTTCTCTTCGTTGGTGGTGTCAGCCATTAAATTTGACCAAGATGTCAAACTTACCAATTGCTAACCCATCCTCCTCTTGCCCTCTTGGGCTTTTTCTTTGCCACTTTGGATTTTTTGTCCTCTTCAAACGATTTCTTGAGCTTTCCCCAGTCCACTCGTAGCAACTGGAGTGCTGCTGTTGCATAGACTCTCAAATCAAGCGCTTCGTTTCGAGCTTTTGACGGGTTTTCAAACCGAGCAAAGGGAACCCCGTTGCGATACCGGATTACTTTCGTCTCGCTTGTCAATTGTCGAAACCAGTCTTCCTGCCGATCGTTAGGAAAGTGCATAAACCCGCTGCCTTTTTCACCGAGTGAGAGTCTTGAGTAGATCAACTCCTTTGCCGTATCAGTTCCCACCGAAAACAGAAATGCTTTCTCAACGCCTTTCTTGGTAGGTCTGTTGATTAGTGGCACTCCTGGCCCCCCTACTCCTTTGCATGCGTAAACATGGCGTATTTGCCTAGGCTTGGTGTATTGGTAAACGGCCTTGGTCTTGTGTCCTGAGTCGATAAACGTGCATGAGACTTTAACCTCGTTCCCTGACGGGTGAAGATACGTCTCTTTCAAGACTTCATCCAGCGACTCTTGGGTTTCTGGCTGGTTAAAGTCTCCCATGATGACGTGATAGGCGATGCTCCAAGACTCTTCCCCTTCTCCCCAAGCCACAATCTCAACCTCGATTCTGTCTCCCTGAATATCGACGCCAGCCGTCAGGAGATAGGCTTCTTTCGGAAACTCTCCCCAGTCTTCTCGACGTTGAATCAATGGCTCCCATGCGACTCCTTCGCCCTCGTCTTCCCATGTTTCAGCTAGAAAGGTGTTAATCCAAGTTCTGAGCGTTTCCTTTCCTGCTTTCTTAGCCTTGATGTTTTCAGCCGCCATTTGATGCAGGCGGGACTTGAAACCTTTCTTGTGTCGGAAAAGCGATGCTATGCCTGGGAGGTGATAACCTCTCAAGCTTCGTTCGGGATAGGTAGGAATCCACTCGCCTTTCCTCACCATCTCCACCCGATCTTGGTCCGTTAGCCTTGCCTCGCAGCCTTCGCAATTCAGGTAAGCATCGCTACCGTCTTCCTCATCCCAACGAACGTTTACCCATTTGAGCGTTTGCTTGTGACCGCAACGGGGGCAAGGGCAATGAAAACGCCTTTGGTCGCTTCCCTCAAATTCCGTTTCGATCCTGCTTCGGCCTTTGACGGTCGGAGTCGAAGTCATGACGATGACAGCGTTCCAAAACGTCTCCGTTCGTCTTATGGCAAGGCTTGAAGGATCTCCCTCACTTCCTGCCGTGACTGGGTAGCGGTCAACCTCATCTAGCAGAACAACCCGCCTCGGCCTCGATGCCAGCCCAGAGGGAGCATTAGCGCCGGCAATCGCCAGGTTCCCCCCGGGGAATGATTTGTGCAAAATCGTGTTTCCGCTCGTCCGGCTTTTAACGTCTGAGATTTTGTCTTTGATCCTCGGCGTGTCCCGACACATGGGGGCAAGTCTCTCTTTCGACCATGCCTCCCCTAGCTCAATCGTCGGTTGAACCATGAGCATGGGCGAGGGTTCAATATCTACAAAATATCCGACAACATTGTTAAGGACTTCGGTTTTCCCTAGTTGAGCCCCCACCATTAACACGGTTCCCGTAGCGTCAGGATCGTTTACCGAGTTCATCCATTCACGGGCGTATGGCGTTATAGATGACGTATATTTGCCATGCTGCCCCGATGACTCTGGAGAAAGGAAGCGGAACTCGTCAGCCCATTCGCTGACCGTCATCCTTGGCGGAGGTTCAAAGATGTTCAGCCAAGCATCAGCGATGTCTTGGAGCTGGTCACTCATCGCTAAAATCCATTTCCTTTAAACTAACCAAGTCTCGCAAACACTGGTCTTTCTCCTCATCGGTCAAAGGCATGTTGAGCAAGCGAGTCTTAATTGCGCTCATTACCTTCTCTCCAGAACGCTTCACCTTCTCAATCTCGACAAGTTCACCACGGGAGCGAGCGTTGAAGATCTCCAGCTTGTCGGCTTCCTCTTTTGTCCGCCTCAACCGCTCCCTGTCGAAGTCTGTTTCATCCTCTCCCTTTGCCCCCCATTGGTTCTTTGGCTGGTTCCTCAGATAGTTGACGTAACGATTCACCGAGTCACAAAGATGGAACTTCCCCCGCTCCAATTTCACCAAGACTCCTTCCTCCACAAGCTGCCCGATCCTTGTCTTCGTTAGGCTTAGGACACTAGCCAGAGATGATGTCGTTGCGATTGGCCCCGATCCTCTACCAATCCCGTAGTTGCTTAGCTTCGCTTCGTCTGCCATTGCTTAATCCATAAGCTTTACTAATCCCAAGACAAGGACCATTCAGAAAAAGTTATAGCTAGCTTTTTGGCGTGAGGCAGAAGACACCAGAACGTTGCCTCCAGAAAGGACCCGTAACCCCTTGATTTTCAACGATGAGCGCATTTCGCAACGTGTCACTCATTGCGTTTTGCAATGCTTTGATGCAAAGAAAAAACCCGCGCTCGTGGTTAGAGGCGGGTCTTGGTATTAGGTTTGGTTATGCCTTGGGTGCGTTTACTCGATGAGGTCTTGGCTCTTGTTCAGAGCCTTCATCCTGTCTGTGGTCTGCTTGTCGATGGTAATGGCTAGGAGGTCAGCTTTCAACACGTTGCTGTTAGCTGCGTTAATCTTTCCTAGCGCGTTTGAATACTCGGATGCTTCATTCAAGCTAAGCACTCCAGACTTCAGCGCATCAAGGACGGCGAATCCTTCTTGCGATGCTCTGATAGAGTTCTGTTTTACGATCTCGATTGATTCGTAATCTTCATTAGTTCTGATGTCTTGTTTCATTGGTTTTGTTTTTTTTCTCTGATGAATCGTTTGATTTCTCGATTGGCATGAACTGCCTTGACGAGTTCTTCTGGAGGATTGATTCCAAGTCTATTCCTTAGACTTGATCGTGTCCGAGCTTCTGATTTCTCGTATTTTCTCCTGTAAGCCTTACATCCCTCTGATTTCTCGTAATTTCTCTTATAAGCCTTATATTCCTCTGATTGCTGGTGCTTTCTCCTTGCATCCTTATATTTCTCTGATTGCTGATATTCTCTTATTGCAGCCCTACGACTCTCTGATTGCTGGTATAATCTACTGCCAACCTTGTATCCCTCTGATTTCAGGTATTCTCTAGAAGAGAACTTATTGCAAAGCAGGCATTTAGTGTCACCAGTATACCTTTCCGCCACATGCCCGTGCTTACACGGCTTCCCAGTGAAGTATCTCTTCAGGCCCTTTTCCATAGCCTTCTTCCTTGTGATTATCTTTGTCTCTTCTTGTTCGTTCATCGTTTTGGTAAAAAAAAGCCCCGTCCGGGACTAGACTACCGAACGAGGCTTTTTTTGAGGGTTTGATCCCAGTCTTTAAAGAGCTTTGTGACAATGTCTAGTCGTCGAACTGC